GAATACTAGGAATGCGCTCAATTGTCCGACGAGCATAACCGCGAAGATCATGACCCACCCCATTATCACCTCGATTCTGGGATTCCGATATTTACACCTCCCTTGGAGGACCCGGACCCCCAGAAGATAGCTGAACGTGCTGCCTATAATTCCTATAAAACAGAACAAAACTCTATTCAGTCCATGAATGCATTCTGTGCTCATTACATCCCCTTCCTTTCCCTGAACGATGGTATGAACATCAGAACCTCTCTGGCGAGCGCCTTGATGCCCTGCGGTGCGATTACGGGGCATTCCTTACCTGACTCCGAAGATGCGTTCAAGGTCGTCGGAGAGTCGCTGTTCTGCTTCCTGGCGTTTTTCATTGTTGATCCTTTCGATGGATTCGACCCAATCGCGGTTGGAGTCCTCGATTTCCTTCTGCTGTTTGCGGGTGAGGGGTGCGGGTTTACTATTTTGGTTCATGGCTTACCTCGCATTGGTAGAGCAGGGCTATTTCCCGTTTCAGATCCTCCAAGCGCCGGATCATCTGGTCAACGTGGGTCTGGTGCTCTCGTGCCATCTCGCGTTCCACGTTCGAAAAGGCCACGTCTACGGCCATTTCGAGGATGGATTTGGGTGGGCTGGTGTCAATCATGATTGCACCACCACAATAATGCGTTTTTCTTCCGGGATCAGGTCAAGGATTTGCTGAAAGGTGGGGGCAGGTTTATCGCCTAGCAGTTCATCGACGAGGCTGTCACGGAAAGCAAACTCATGTGTCCATATAGGGCGATTGAGAACCTTCTCGACTGCACCGTGAAAGTCGGAAAACTCCATGCACAACTCATCAACAAATAACTGAAAATCAACTATTTCCTTCGGAGTTTTAGTTTTCCACCATCCCGATTCAAAGAGAGCGATTGCCGCATCTCTTCCTATGCTTCGGTACATTGCTGCGTGTTTTTCGTCGCTTGCCATAACTCCTCCGTATTTACTACTTGGTAAACGTCCCACATGGGACGTAGCTAATCGATGGGAAAGATAAACGGCACGAGGCACAGGCCCAGGAACAGGGCAATGGCGACGAGTCGTGCGAAGGTGAGGAATTCGCGCAGTTTGCGCTGTTCGATGGGCATCAGGTAGGGGTTCATTGCTGCTTGCCTTTCTTCGGCTCTGCCATTGTGCCTGTGTACTGGTCGTGGTAGGACCTGCGCTTCTTGCCGTCCTTGGTGCAGCCATAGCGTCCAGTAGATGAGTGCATCCAGCCATTACCTTGGTCTGGCTTAAGACATCGTCCACAGTGAGCGCAAATTACCTTTCTTTTCTTCGTCATTTCTGTTCCTCCGCAGCCTGCTGATACTTCGCTGCCTCTGCCTGCTCTATTGCATTTTCCGAAATCCACGTTCCCTTGAACGCTGTTGCCATGGCATCGGTCCACATCTTCGCAAACTCATTGCGTTGTTTTTCGGTACTGGCTACTGGGATCGAAAGACTGCTTTCAAAGCTGCCATCGCTAACTCGGACGATGAGTTGAATGGTAGTGGGCTCACTTTTCATTTCCGCAATCCTTTGCAGCCTGTTGATACTTCAGGCTCATAGCTTCGAGTTTGAGTGTGACGCTGGTGGGGCCGACGAGTTCATGCCTGAAGTAATACCTCTCAGCACGCTCGTTGAGGCGTTTGGCGAGGTTGGTCAGGATTTGAGGGTCGATGGTCATGATTGCACCGCCTCGCTGAAATGTTTGGCGAATTCACGACGCAATGGCCCGTCAGGCAGTGTTTTCCAATCAGGCCCGTTCTTCTCTAATGCTGGCAAGCAGGTTTCCTTGTGAATAGGCAACGCCGCATTGAATCCATCGAGGTGGATTGTGGCCACTGTCTGGTTAAGCATGATCTCTTTCAGGAACGACTCACCACAGAGAACGCATTCACCTAAACTGCCATCGATTCCGGGAATATCGAGTTTCATAACTCCTCCATTTCCTTTGGTATATGCGTGATGTTCTTACCGCAGTGAGGGCCGTTCATAGGCGGCATGTGCAGTCGCGAATATCAGCGAGACAACTGGGGCATTGTTCGATGTACTGCAGTCCCATCGCCTTACAGCATTGTTCGATGAGACTCCAAATCGGTCCAGCGGTACACCGATTGCTACCGTTGCCAATCGTGAACAAATGAAACCATCCCTCGTCTGTCTTGACTGGATTTGGGTCGTGTCCTGGAGTTCCTTTGCAATAGCCGCAAACTTCAAGGGCAGCTTCCATCAGGATGTGAGCGCGAGCACTGAGAGAGACAACGGCTTTTCCAGCTATTGTGGATCGCTGAACAGACCACTTCTCTTTGGCGTGCATGCAATTGCATCGGCCTTCATGGTGATCTCTCCAGAATGATCCTGTCGGGCAACGCTGCTCTGTAACTTCAAGTGTTCCCATCGGAGCATGTAGCTTCTGGCGGACAGCAGGAGCTGTAGCGCAACGTGGACATTGGTGCCAAACGATGGAGCAGTACTCGTGTCCACAGATGTGTCGTGTATATTCATGCGAATCATTGTGTAGCTTACATGTTGCCATCTCATCCTCTCCTCACTTGCTGATATATGCGTGATGTTCTCAGTATGCGCATCCCACTGTCTGACTTTGCCTATTCAGAACCGGGTTACCGGCCCGGAGGCTCTAGGCTCCAATGGAGACAGGAGCAGAGGTCACCGCTGCCAAAGAATGCACAGCGTGTATGGGAACAACTGCAGGTAGAAAATCCGGGGATAGCGGAGAATTGGGGAACTGAACTTGTATCCACCTTTTGACAGCCGGATACCGCGCGTCATATAGCGCTTTGCATTGCCAATTCCGATCTCCCATTTGTGTCCATTCGAGAATCCGGTTTTCCGTGCAAACGTGGTAATCATTGCGTTTATCTCCATTTCTCAGGCTTTGGTTAGCCTGGTAACGTCCTATTTGGGACGTACAGCTACAGCAAATTATTCGTCCACTTCTCGGGATCAACCCAAGTCGAGTAATCCCATGAATTGTTATGTGATCCGATAGCCTGATTGATCTCGCTGATTCCGCACGTTGCGTCTAGTTCTGTTGTGTCCACAATGGCGCGGCGCCCTGAAGCGTATTCAATTACAACTTTGCCGTTACGAGACGGACTAAGGATCTGAATCGGATCGCTGATAAGATGGGTGATCATTTCTTCTCCTTCACAGCCTCAGTCAGCACATCGAGCACAAACTGTCTGAGAGTCTTACCAGCATTGATGGCTGCAAACCTTAACGCTTTGTGCAGATCATCTTCAATCTTGATTGGGAACGTCTTCATGTAAACAGCTTACTCTCATTACTGAACTATGCAAGATAACTTTGGTAATGAATGGAGAATATCTGTGCAAATCTTCTATGGAATGCTACAATCCAAGGCAAATCATGGCTCTCAAATGGACTCCGGAACTCGTAGAGACTATTGAATCTGCAATCGTAGACGGACAATCCATAGCTTCTATATGCGGTTCCGATCTGTTTCCGCACCCTGAATCTACATTCTGGCGGCATTATGCAAAGGATCTCGAGTTCGCGAGTGTTATCGCGCGCGCGATGGAAACCAGAACTGAGCGGGACATTGAGCGATGCCGCATTGAGGCTATGAATGCCAAGGCTGATGACTGGCAGGTAGCTCAGTTAAGAATAAGGACTTACCAGTGGGAAGCAGGGAAGCGCAAGCCCAAGAAATACGGTGACAAGCTGCAGACTGAACTTAGCGGTGAGGTCTCGTTTGTATCGAAGTCGATTCTGGATAAGGAATAGCAATGGAACGCGAACGCGCTATATATCCCGGTGCATATTACGTAGTTTCAAACCCTTACGAGCAGCGGGCTAAGATAGATTCAATCATCGAACGTATTCCTGAAGTGTTGTTCGAACGAGACGGGGACTATACTCGCATTGTAGGGAATGGCTGGACTCTGTTTTGCAAGGGAGCGATCAATGCCTAGCTACATCTCAAAGCCGCAAAGTTCTCAGGTATCAGCGATTTACCCTGGCAACAGCATTGCCTTAGTCAACGACGCTTCAACCGATACCGGCATTACCAAGACGCTGCAGCTCGCTATAGGGCCGGTTCCCGGCAATTCGACAGCTACGCTATCCATATATAACTCGACCAACCAGCAGGCCACCGGCAATTGGGCCGCAACTGAAACATTATATGGCAGTTCCGCATCATCGCCGACTTATGAGCCATTGAATGGATGCATTATTCCCGCAGGCGCTACGTTGCCCTACAACCTCAGTGGCGGCTGGATCTGCTTCACATTCTCGCCTGCTCCCACCAACGGTTCGCTTATCGTATCCAGATAACAGCTGGACATAACGTGTCCGATTCTTCTGGACATAACGTGTCCGGTCGGACATAATGTGTCCATGGGTGTTGTGGACCTCAAGGCATGGCGTTGCGACAAATGCGGCTATGAATGGCTGAAGATTGCCGGTCGCAATCCGCTGCGGTGTCCTGGCTGTCGCTCTCGCTCATGGAATCGAGGCTTAGATGAAGGTGGAGGAACTAAGGCTAACGTGCGCCTGCTGCGGGGAGCCAGTGCAGGACAGTCACGCCAACGGTGTTGTGGACTCACGGAGAGTGGGTGATTCTGGCCTTGCAGTTGAACGAGCAATGCCCGCCGATGATGTTGAGCTTCAAGATAACGTTAGATGCTGCCGTTCGTGCGACGCGCCCCTCTCGCAAGGCAAAGGCGGCAAGTGGGCCTGCAATGACCCAAGTTGCGGATTCTATGGAATCGTACAGGGAGGTAATCGATGGTAGTGATGGTAATTTTTATAGTGGCTAGCGTTTTATGTGGGTGCTCTTTTGGGCTAAGTTTACAGCTATATGCCATCAAACTCGAACTCCAGCGTATCGCCGAGGCTTTGGAAAAGAGGCAAGGCATGCTTATCAGGCACACTCGTGGGTGCTATTTGAGACTGTTCGGCCCAATATTTCAATCGTTTGGACCAGAGGCCAAGCTGTTCGCAGCATGGAACGCGAGGAAGTCATGATGCACCACATTCGTCCCTGGCAGATTCTCCGCTCTGTCCCGTCCCGCGACCTGAAACAGTTGTGTGATGAGAAAGGCAATCCAAAGCTTCCTGAACAAGGAAAAGGGGAGCACAACGCGCTTGCTGATGCCTGTTGGAATATGAAGGCCTATGAATTTCTGGAACGGTGGGAGAAGCCATGAGATTTCTCGACCTCTACGGAGAGCAATTCGGCTGCTGGGTGGTCGTCTCCCCTGCCTCCCCGATCCACCGCAAAACCCGCTGGCTCTGCCGTTGCCGCTGCGGAACGGTGCGGGAGGTGCTGACTACGAATCTCAGGACGGGATTAAGCCGCTCGTGCGGGTGTGGAGGAAAGCGATAGCCAAACAGATCAAGCTGATCTTCCAGCCCAAGCAGCAGACTGTGGGGGAACTGTTCTACCGCAAAGGCCTTGAGGCCGCTACTACCATCGGCGCCGGGGGCGCTCGTTCCGGGGGAAAGTCGGGCGGTCTGAGGCGCATCATGCTCGACCGCAGACAGCAGTTCCCCGGCACCTTCGGGGCGATTGTCCGCAGGACATGGCCCGATCTCGACAGAAACCACGTACAGCGCTATTTCCTCGAATTCCCAGAGATGCGGGATTACTGGCATGAGGGCAAGAAAAAATTCATTTTGCCCAACAGGTCCGAGATTCATTGCATGTTCGCGGAAAACCAGCAGGAAGTGGACCAGAAGTTCTGGGGGCCGGAGTTCTTCGACCTGATGATCGATCAGGCAGAACAGTTTTCGGAAAAGGAACTCGTGACCATGAAGACCTCGAACCGCTGGCCCGGTGCCGGGGTAGGTGTATGCAAGACAGGCCACTTCTTCAATCCCGGCGGGATCGGGACCGAATACCTGAGACGCATCTACTGGCAGAAGAAATTCCACGACAACGAGCAGGGACAGGATTTTACGTTCATTCATATGTTCGGCTGGGACAACTATGTCTGGTTCGAGCCGCTTGGACTTACCCCGCATCAGGTCTACGGATTGCCCTGCGGAATTACCGAGGAATGCCCTGCCGGTGACGCCGGGGCCGCTCCTGACTACATGTGCTGCCGGTTCCATCTGTTTATTCACCGCACGGCTGAAGGCAGGAAGCTGAATGCTCTTCCGAAGACGTTACGGGCAGGGCATTTGCTGGGGTCATTTGATTCGTTTGCAGGCCAGTATTTTGCCGGGGTATGGGACGAGAGCAAGCTGATCCTGACCGCATCTCAGGAAGCGAAACTGATTCAGCCGTGGTGGTCCCGCTGGGTGGCGCATGACGACGGGTTCGTCCACCATGCCGCTATGGGGTGGGCCACGGTCGGCAAAGTCCAGCCCAAGGTGTTTCTGGACGTATTCGGCGTTGACATACCGATGCCGGTCACGGTTGTTGTGGTCTATCGCGATCTGGCCATTCAGGGCATGGAGCAGGGAGCGCTGGTCAGGACGGCGCGGAAGATGACGAGTATGGAGGAGACCAAAACACTTACGCGGTACTTTCTGAGCCTCGATGCCTGGGAAAAGGACTCGCATGGTAACTCAGTGGCTGAGAACATCGCGAAGGAATGCCGCAGGACCGAAAAAGTGAGAGACAACCTGGTCATGACCTGGCCCGAGCCCGAGCGGGCCGATAACAACCGCATCGGCGGCTGGCGGTTCATGTACGCCATGATGAAGAAGACCTGCGACGTGATGGACGGCAAGATGAATCCGACCCGCGAAGACGAAGATTACGAGAAAGAAGACTCTGGATATTCACTGCACACGCCGCTTTTATTCATTTCAGGCCGGTGTTCGGAGATCATCGAGGCAGTGCCATTGGCGATTTCTGACGACAAGCATATTGGCAGGCATGAGGACGTATTGAAACAGCCGGGCTCAAAGGCCGACGACGTAAACGACATGGTTCGTTACCTTTTGAAGTCGATGCTGAATCCCCGCAAGATGCCGTTTCCCATCGAGGCGGCAGAAAAAAGAGTGGAAATGGAGCAAAAAGGGCTTAGTATGACGGAAGTAGCCATCCAGATGAGGAAGATCGAGACAGCCAACCGTCACTACGGTCACAGGAGATCACGATGGGCGAGATAATGCGTGATCTGCTAAGAACATTCCATAGTTACGGGAAAGATGGAGTGTTTGATTGCGCAGATTGGCCTGTTTTCGTTCGCTGTGAGCAGGGAGCATTTCGTCTTTATCCATTCAGGAAGCGAGTTTTCCCGGTGCTTGAAGCGGAACCTTTCTTTTCAGGCCCCAATGTCTACTGGCAATTTATGATCTACAGTTATCCGAGGTATAGATAATGGGCGCGTTGGATGCACTGCTGGCCCTGGTATTCATCGAAGCCATCATCTGCTACCTGTTTTTCCGCTCGAACGTCCGCTACTCGCAACTCGTTGACGACCTGACGGTTGACCGCGATCACTACAAGCGCCTCTGGGAAGAGAAGAAAACGACGGTGACGCCTCTTTCCATGCCTGAACCAGTGAAAGCGCAGAAACGCGTCTCCTCATCCCAGGCCCGCCGCATGGTCGAACAGGCCAACGCACCCTATTTCTCCGCCGAAAAGCGGATACCGAATTCCGAAGTATTGAAGGAGCAATCGAATGGCTGACGAACAGAAGGGCTTGAAGGGATTCTCGAAGATGGGCTCGAAATACGAGTCCAAACCCGCTCCCAAGAAAGAGGAAGCGCCACAGGGCGGAGACGAGACGGGCGTCAAGACGCATACCGTCGAAGAGCACCCCGATGGGCATTTCGAATCCCACATGCATGACGGCACGCATTCGGAACACCCCGACCACATGCATCTGCTGACCCATATGGGCCATCACCTGTCGGGCGGTGACAAGCATCACATGGTGCACCACGACGGCATGAGCGCCCGCAGCCACTCGATTCATGAGGATGGCCAGCACGAAGAGCATGGCGAGCACAACTCCGCCGAGGACGCGAAGATGGCGCTCGACAAGTTTCTGGGCGAAGAGGCATCAGAACCCGCCCATCAGCAGCAGCCGGAACCGGAACATGAAGGCGCTTATGGAGCCATGTGATGATTGATCCCGGCGCTGGAATTCTGGATTCATTTACGAAGATTGGCAAGAGACCGAAAGTAAATGTCTCTGCTTTCTTTCTCCCCGAGACGAAAATTGTTGTGAAGAGACCCTGCGGCACAGGCGGCAAGGATTGGAAAATACTGGCTCATCTTGAGGTGAAAGAGGTTTGTCTTGATGAGCACGGCGATTTTACCAATGAACTGATATTTACTGAACCGCTGCCGAAGGAAGTAAGACGCGGCGACCTTATCGCGCTCGAATGTAGTCCCACGCAGTTATAACCGTCTTCCAGGAGACAGCAATGGCTTACCCCTCTCGTTTTGCTGGGCAGTTCAACGCCGCAGACTTTGCCTACGGAATCAACAAATCCGTATCAGCCATGGTTGCGACCAATGGTCCCAACGCCACCGGGTCTGGCACCCTGACAGTCGCCTTCGGCTACATCACCCTTGGCGACGGCACCGTGGTCAACCCCCTCAACACCAATGCCAAGATTGAAGTGGGCGCTGGAGCATACTGGGAGGCGGTCACTCCGAGCGCGGTCTCGGCTTCGACTCCGACCCAGTACGGAACCACGACCGTCACCGCGACCTTCACTTACCTCCATGGCAATGGCGACCAGATTCGCTCCGCCACGGTCGGCCTTCAGGAAGCGCTGAACTATGCCAGCACCTATGGCGGGGGAACGGTCATCGTCGATGCCTACTGGACGCTGCTCGGCGGGACAACCACCATCCTCAATGCCGCGACGGTTCCGGTGGGAGTATCGATCCTCGATAACCGCGTTGCTGTCGGCCCGGTGCAGAGTCTGGTTGTTCCGTTGACGCTGGCGCAGATCCAGAATGCCTACACCACGGCGGTGCAGATCGTGGCGGCGGCAGGTACGGGAACCATCATCGACATTCAGGATGCGGTTGTCGATCTGATTTTCGGCACCAACGCCTTCACAGCGGGCGGAGCGGCCCAGTTGTCCTACGGGACGGCGACCACTTACCCGGCCACGGCCACCATCGCAGCCTCGGTCTATACGGGACTTGCCGCAAACACGATTCAGAAGGTGGCGGGCGCGGCTGCGGCTTCGACGGCCTCGAATTACCTGAACAAGGCCATTTACTATACCAACGCAACTGCGGCCTTTGCGGGTGGTACGGGGTGTTCGGGCAATATTGCAGTGAACTACAAGGTGATCTCGGGACTCAGCTAATGAAGGATGTTGTGGTATCGATGGCGGTCTCTCGGGTTGAGGGGATGCTGACGGAGAACATCCGTCGGCTATCCTCCGAAGGCATCACCGTCAACCTTGAAAGCATCGATGGACAATCCTTTACCTTAGCGAACAAGCTGAGGTGGATTCGCAGGCTCGCCAACCAGTTCATGGACTACGAGTTCCTGCTCATCAGCGATGGCTGGGACGTGCTGTTTTATGGCACCAAGGCTGAACTGATTGCCAGCATTCCGAGAGGCAGGGTGGTATGGGCGGCGGAGAAGAACTGCTGGCCTGACCCCGATATCAGTCCAGCTATACCTGACCGTGGCCCGTGGCGCTTCGTCAATGGCGGGTTATTGGCCGGAACCCCGGATTCGTTTCTAGCCATGTGCAAGCTGATTGAAGCCCATCCTCTTTATAACCCCGACTATGTGGACCAGGGATTCATGAATTATCTGTTGGCTGAAGGCGCGGATTTCTTCTGCATTGATTCGCTCACCAGCCTGTTCTTCTGCCTCTTCAAAGGCTACGAGGAACTAGAGTTCCGGCATGGCCGTCCCTACAACACCATTCACCAGACATGGCCGCTGTTCATCCATGCCAACGGCCACTGGCCGACGGATCAGTTGTTTCAGAAGTACGAGGCAAGCATCGCATGAGCGTACCCGGCATCCTGATCGGCATTGCATCGAGCGGCAGGCCTGTCAATATCGGCTGGTCCCTCTCGCTGCTTAATCTCGGGCTGAACGCCCCGATGGGTTCGTTTGTGACGTGGATGGTTGAGACCGGATTAGACCGCGCAGGGAATCGCGAACGGCTGGCTGAAAAAGCGGTGGAGGCGAACGCGAAATACCTGTTCTTCCTCGATGACGACACCATCTGTCCTAACACCACGCTCAAATATCTCGCTTACGAGATCGAGAAAGACCCGATGATCATGGTCTGCGGCGGGATCTATTGCACCAAGGAACTGCCATCGGTGCCGATTGTCTTCAAGAAGATCGGAGACGGCGCGTTCTGGAATTGGAAGATGGGCGAGGTCTTCGACTGTGCAGGTCTCGGTACGGGCGCAATGCTGATCAAGACCGAAATATTCGGGAAACTGCCGAAGCCGTGGTTTTTGGAACCGAACGAGGCTCCGGTCGGGGAGACGGCCATGATCGGGGAGAAAGTGATTCCCATCTCCCATCGCGGCGGGACAGAGGATCTGTATTTCTGCCAGAAGGTGCTCTCTGCGGGTTACCGCATCGTGGCCCATGGCGGGGTATTGCCGATTCACGTTGACTCAGAAGGCAAAGCCTACGGCCTTGATCCCTCAACCTTTCCGATGAAGGTGGCCTGATGCCGTGGAATGAGGTCATGTCGAAGTGGAAGGCTGGCAAGCTCAAGTCCGGTGGTTCCACGCCAGTGCACAGTCAGAAGCAGGCAGTCGCCATCATGCTGAGTGAAAAGCGCAAGGGCGAGGCAGGCAAGAAGGAATATCAGGGCAAGCTCTACAGGGGGAAATGATGGGACTCTACAAAACCAAGACTGTCGATCTCGGCAAGAAGGGAAGCTGGACCTCGCACCCCGGACGGCTGCACCGCGAACTCGGCGTGCCTGAAGGCCAGAAGCTCGGGGAGGCCCGCATCTCGGCGGCACTGAACAGCCCCAATCCTCAGACCCGGCGCGATGCACGAGCCGCAAAGGGTTATGCAGCAATGAGGAAGGGCTGAATGCTAAGGCTCTACTTCAACAAGCACAACGATCTTCCCTGCTCGGTTGACTCAGGGGATGGGACGCCTGAAGTGCTGTATCACGATGTGGCCTTCCGCAATGCGTGGGGCTCGACGTTCTATGACGCCGCAGTGACGGACAAGGAGAACAAGCCCTGCTTCTGGGTGGAATTCCCTTCAGGGCAGATTCATGAGTGGAACGACGGTTCAGGCAGAAAGCTGGGCATCATTGAATGATCTGAAAGCGGCATCGCAGAAGAAGCTCGAATTCATGCAGGCCGAATACTGGCGGGTGCGTAACGGCAAGCAGCGATATCTGCGCTGTCCTTACTGCAAGGCCGGGGAAGTGATGCGGCGAAACTTCTATGGCGCTCCGAAATTCTGCTGCGACACCTTCGCGCGGGCTTTGAAGGCCATCCTTGACCGGCAGGACGAAGTGGACAAGGCGGCGGCTGCGGCGAGGACGATAGTGCGGGTCATGAAAGCGGTGGAAAACTGATGGCAACCACCATGCCCAATCCGACCGAAACCGGCAATGCTCCGGTAGAGGAAGCGCCGGAACCACAGGAACCCATTACCTTTGGGGAAAAGAACCGTGATCTTCCTAAATCCCTTCAAGACGTTCTCAAGGACATGGTGGAGTGCTATCAGAGGGAAGACCTCTATAACCGGCGCTACGAGGACATCATCGACCGCTGTATGCGCTTCTACGACGATGGCGTCCAGCACTTCTACTACAACGTCGGCACCGGAGCCTACCAGATCGGCGCAACCGGAGCCTACATCGACGTGCAGGATGGCGACGGGTTCACATGCGGCGATTACATGGGAGCCTACAACATCTTCCGCGCCCGACGGCGAACCATCGATTCAGTCCTGACCCAGAACCCTCCCGGCATCGATTTTCAGCCTGTCCGTCCCGACCGGTCCGAAGACATTCAGGCAGCGGAAACCGCTGAAGGCTACCGCCACGTCTTTGACCAGAACAACGATGTCTTCGACCTCCAGCAGTCGGTGACGCGGTTCTTTGAACTCTCAGGGCGCTGCGTGGCATGGACCCACAGCGATACCAACCGCCAGAAGTGGGGTCTGAACGATGCGGGAGAGCCGAAGCAGATGGAGACGGCGTGGGTTGGAGGGACGCTCGAAACCACGGTTCCGATCCTTGCCCGCGATCAGGACGATGCGCTTTACTGCTTCCTCTACCGGGACCTTCATTACCTGAAGCTCCGCGCCGAGAATCCCCACTTGCAGGACGAGGACGGGACATGGAAATTCAAGGGCGGGGAATCAGGTCCGGGAGAATCGGACTGGAAGCGCTACGCCCGTCTTGGCGTAAAGCAATCGGCCAAAGGCACGCAATTAATAGGTCAGGCCATTGCCCACATCACCACTGAAATGCACTGTTTCCTTCGCCCTGAATCCTTTACCACGGACAAGTGCGATGAGCCCTATGTAGGACCCTCCGGTCCCGATACCGAAGAGCCGGGGGAGCCGCAGACCGTTGGCGAAATGCTGAAAAAGCTCTTCCCGGAGGGCGTCCATATCAAATATGTGGGGAAAGCCTATTCAGAGGCTACCGCCGAATCGATGGACGATGCCATTGACATCGTGATGAGCGAGAAGCGGGATTCGCTGACCGGCGGGGCTCTGATGGAGCCGATGAAGATCATTCAGGACGGCTACAACGATTTCAAGAACGCGGAGCGGGAGTATTACGAAAAAGGCTGGCCGATGACCCACTTCAAGGGGGATCAGGAGGATTACGACACCATTGTCGGCCAAGCCTCGAAGCCCGCTCAGTTCAATCTCGTCAAGAACGCTGTCGGAGGACCGGAAGTGCCACTCGCCAACAGCTTCTTCCGCGAGCCCGACATGACCGCGCCTGAATCCTTTGTGCAGTGCATGGAGGAATACCGTACCGCGCTGTCTCAGGATGTGACCGGCGCATCTCCGGCTCTTGAAGGCGTGGCGGGGCCAAAGGAAGAGACCGCATCGCAGCGTGCCATGGACAAAACCCAGTCCATCGGCATTCTCGGGCCGACCTGGAGCCGGGTGCAGCGCATCTTTGCCGGAATCTACAAGAAGGCCGCTCTCTTGGCTTCAAGGAACCCCGATCATGGCGAGCAGATCACGGTGACGACTACCGATGGAACAACCGCCGTCATCGTGCTCGAAAAACTCTCTCGTGGACGCTTCCATGCCAAGCCCGACACTGACTCTTCGTTCCCTGACTCAACGGCGGCACAGCGGGCGATGCTCGACCAGACCTTGCCTCAGATTGCGGTTACGCCTATCGGGATGGAAATGCTGCAGACGCCGCAGAACTGGGAGGAAATCCTCCGCGTCAAGGGCATGAACGACTTCACCCTGATCCCTGCCGAAGCCGCCAAGAAACAAATCAGGGAAATCGAGTTGCTGGCGGAACAGGCTCCAATTCCGAATCCGCAGTTCCAGCAATATCAGGTGCAGCACGCCGCCATGACCATGCAGGCAGCAGAAGCGGGACTTCCCCCGCCACCTTATACGCCGCCGCCTGCCGAAATGCCATCAATCATGCCCCGCAAGCGCGATTACCACCAGTGGGAACTAGCCGAATGTGCGCGATGGCTGTCGAGCGAGTCCTGCTGGAGGCTTGAAGTGCAGGGTGAACAGTTAGAGGCCGGGGAATCAGCGAGTCCGTCGCCGATGCCGGGGTATTCGGATAACCCCCATGTCAGGAACGTCGAACTTCATGCCGACATCCACGAGCAGATGATGCAGATGCAGGCCATGGCCGCAGCGCCTCCCGTAGCGATGCCTCCAGCCAAAGGCAATGCGCAGGCACCGCAGGCCGCAGCAAAGGTTCAAGGGCAGGCCCAACCTCCGGGTGCGCCCAATCAGCCAACGCTTTAGGAGAGAAAATGCCGGAAGAAATGGTGATGACAGCGCCCGACACCGGGGCGGTAGAAACCGAACCAGAAACCAGCGTCGAATCAACCGAAACCGAAACCAGCGAATCTGTTGATCAGGGCGATACCCCGCAGGAGGGGGAAACCGGGCATCTGAGAGGCGCGGAACTCTTCCGCGCGGTCAAGGAAAAGCTCAAAGCGGCAGGCCTGAGTGCGCAGGAAATCAAATCCATGCGCAACGCCATCTATATTGCGGGCAAAGCCGATGCCGCAACCGGCGGAGACCTCGGAGCCTTCGAGCGGGAACGCGCTGCCTACCAGCAACTCCAGACCCCGGATATGGAAGGCTACACCCCGGAGCAGGTTGTCGAGGCGGTCAGGGACAAAATCCAATTCTGGGATAACTTCGACTCGAAATTCGAGGAAGGAAGCCCCGAAATCATCTCCATGATGGTTGAAAACAACCCTGCCTCGTTCCAGAACCTTGCTATCGCGGCCATGGACAAGATGGCGGAGGTCAATAACGAGGCCTTTTCAACCTACGTGGCGCAAAGCACGCTGAATTACCTGAAAAGCGCGGATTTGCCGCTTCACATCACGCTTGCCAAGCGGTTTTTGCCGGAATCCTCACAGGACATCGGCACTCAGGCTGTGATTGATGCGTTCAAGGCCATTGAATCGGCCTATAACGGCATCAGCCAGATGGCGGCAAAGAAAATCGACCTTCCCAAGCCCAAAACCGCTGAAAATCAGACCCAGAGCGGTCAGGACCAGGATTTGAAGCAGGTCGATGTGACGCGGCGGGAGTGGAACCTCGAAGCGGGACCGAAAACCGCCCAAATCCGCGATTCCGAGATGCAGAAGATTGCAGCCAACCGCAAAGCGACCCTCACAGACAAGGAAAAGCAGGATATCTCCTCTGCTGTGCGCGAGGAATACAATACCCGCCTCCAGGCCGACCGGCGGTACGGGGAATCGATGCAGGCCTACATCCGTGCAGGCAACCGGAGAGCTTACGTCGATACCGCAACCTCGAAAGCCAAACTCCTGCTCCCGGCCATCGTCGAGCGGCATACCAACGCCATTCTCGACAAGCGCCCCAAGGGAAACGGAACGACAAAACCAGCGGCAACGGCAAAACCGGCGGTGCAGACCAGAACCAGCGGGAACGAGACATGGCTTTCAGGATCTCCCGCGAGTCTGGGGTTGCAGGTCGATTACGGACGCACCACACAGAGAATGATGCTCGACAACCGCGCCTACATCAAAGGCAAGGATGGCGTGCATCGCTGGAAACCTAGGATTTCTTGAAACTTGGTGTATAATCCAACGCAGATTCAGGCCGGTACAGATCACCAAACGTTTCTGGATTCGGAAAATCCTGTATATGGTGGCTTTACCGAATGAATCCGCTGTACGCTATGGTTCCCATAGGAACCGGCAAGCCTGAGCGCCGCCACTGAAGAGTGGTTTAAATCAGGTGAACCCATGGCGATCTCTGACACCAGAGGTGTGCTTTGGGTATTGCGTCAGTAGACCAATCACTTGCGCTGCAACAGGAATGGGTGAGGCCTGATCTTGAGGATCTTGCCCTGAGTGCTTCCGTACTCTGGAAGCGGTTCAAAACCACACAATCGAAGAAGGCATCTAACCGTCTCGCCCGCATCCCCACGATGCCATCGCGCGGCGGCAAGCCGCGTGTCGGCAATCTGGACGGCGGCGATCTGGGCCTCGGCTCCGGTCCAACCACGATTCCGGGGCAGGTCACCACGACTACCCTTGTGATGGCATGGAGCTACACCAAGGAAACCGAGTACGCCACAGATTCCGACGAAAAGGCTATCGAGGATTTTGCCACCCTCACCAAGTCCATCGCTCCCAAGGCCTTTGCCGATTTCATGGATACGGTGATTCAGGGAGACGGCTCAAACACCCTCGACACCGTGGTATCGACCACGACCTCCGGCTCCAACATCACCGGTCTTGTGGTCAACAACGCCAACTTCTTCCTTGACGACCAGGACATCGATGCTTGGTCGGCTCTGGGCGGAACCCTTCAGGCATCCTTCACCATCGAATCCTCGGACATCCTGAACAACACCATCTGGCTTGCGAACCCTATTCCCACGTCCACAGGCGTGACCACGGGTTCGAAGCTCCTGGTTTCAGGCTCTCCGGGACAGTCGAATACCGGCGTCTTCGGCCTCCGCTACTATCAGGTCGGAACCAACACCGGAAACTGGCTGGGCATCCAGCGGACGGCATGGCCGGGAAAATACCTGGTTCCCACGCTGGCCGTCAACGGCGCTCTGACCCCACAGGTGGTGCGAGCCATCTTTTCGCTGATCGAATTGTCGAAAGGCGAAGAGGCGGTCGATGGGGAAGGCATGTTCGGCCACTGCAACGTCGATGTGCGCGATGCCTGGGAGCAGAACGCGCTTCTGGTGCAGCGCATCGACTACAACGCAACCAAGGGCGACACTTCCGAAGACATGCTGAAACGCAAGGCGGCAACGACCATCGGTGGCCGTGAAATGGTGGTCAATCCCCGTGCGCTCCCCGGCTATCTCGACATCCTGAGAGAGAAGAACCTGTTCCGCATCGAGACCGTCCCAACCGACTTCTACGATGTGGCTGGACAGACCCTTTTCCCGCTCTATGGATCTTCGGGCGGAATTGCCGCAAGCCTCGTGTTTTACCTCATCTGGCAAGGCCAGCTTGCTATCGTGCAGTCGCGCGAAGGCGCGTATCTGTCCGGTATCACGCTGCCCACGGGTGTAGTGGCCTGATGCTGACCGTCTCGGAATCGCTTGATCTGCCGAAGCCGTCATCCTGGCCGATTGACATGAAACGCTTCGGCACCACCCCGGAGGGCGAGGCTCTGTATCGCGTGGTCTTCGCCCCCACGGTCTTCAAGCTGATCTTCGGGACAGATTCGAAAGGCAAGGTGGGCGCTCACAAACGGCCCGCCTACCGCCATCTGGGGCAGAAGTGGATCATCGAGAAATGGCTCTCTCCATGGGCCGCTACCAAGATGACGCCGAAGGAATACGAGGACTACGGGCCACGCGACCCTCAGTCGGGAATGCTTTTGGAGGGTCCGTATCCCTCTCATGGCATTTATTGCCATTGCTGGACCTTTGAAGGCGAAAATCCTGAACCGGGCTCGATTGAGAAGGTCATCAGGCTGATCGAGCATGGAGCGAAACGCAGCCTGAACGAGATCAGGGCCAATAACCGGATGCTTGATGAAAAAGCGGAAAAGGAAGACAGGGAACGCCGCTTTATGAGGGTCCGGGAAACTGAACCGCTCTACGGAATCCGTCCTGCAAACTTTGCGGGCGCTCCCAAGCGGGCCAACCACAAATCGCAGAGGACACCGGTCTCTGCGAACGAGCTTCCGTTCTCGGCTCGGAGAGGATCGGTGGTTTCACTGAGAGGACCGACAATCAATGCCAGTATTTGACCCCACCATGACAGCCGACAAAGCCGCAGCCACCATGCCTGCGGACATCCTGAACGCTTCCGGCCACCAGTCGGAGAACTGGAATCCCGACCTGTTCCAAACCAAAGGCTATATCGATGCACGACGCAAGGGACGCGCCGCCCATAATCTGGTAGCGCCAGAGCTTGAGATGTTCAAGGAGCGCAAGCGTATCCCCGTCCACATCTTCAATGTCGGGCCATTCGCGCACTTCATCAATACCGGCTCAACCGGGACGTTCTATATTCCGGCCTGTCCCGAAGGCAAGGAATACATCGAGATGGCAACGCCGCTGTTTGAACTGGTCGATGAAATCTATCCCCGGACGCGGAACTCCGAACCGAAGCGTTTGTACGAGGAAGGCAGGAAGTTTGCCGTTGAGATTCTGGGTGAAGGGCGCAATCAGGACAAGCGCAACTCGAAGCGCAGTGTCGGGGTATTCATTGCCGCCGGGGAACGCCCTACTGCGAAGGAACTCGAAGCCGCTCGGGAAGAATTGAGGAAGACAGCGGCAAAACAGATTCTCTTCATGGACACCATCTGGGACCGCGACCGCAAGCTGGCCTACGAGGTATTCCGGCCAGAGACCTTCGGTGCCTATGCGCGGGTGATGGGATTGTCGGGCAAGGAGAAGGGCTGGCTTACACAGGGTACGCCATCGAACAAGGTCAACTGCAGATGGTGCCAGGAACCGGTCGATCCCAATGCGCCGATCTGCCACAACTGCAAGAACGTGGTCAACAGAGATAAGTACTTGGAAATGAAGGCTGAAGAGGAAGAACTGCAGGCCGCAGTCGCGCCGAAGAAAGCGAAATAGATGCCCATACCGCCTCCGGTCATCGCTCCGCCCTACGACACGGTTGAAAGCGTGCTTAACGTGGCGCGTACCCGTCTGAATGACGCCATCGCTTCCCTGGGCGGAGACATCCTGACCGATACCCAGCCATTTACCGGGGCGATGTTCAATTCGGCTTACCGGAAGCTGCAGGCCTATCTCTCGAACCTCGGCTACTCAACCTATAAGCGCAAATTCTGGGCCTATGCCTTTCCCGTGGTGGCCTCTACCGATCCGTCAAGCGAGTGCATCTGGAACTGGCAATATTACTATGATGGCGCGGCTTACTGGGCTCCGCCCCTGGTTGGGGTCTGTCCGCAGGACATGATTGCCCCGCTGGTCATGAAGGAGCGCCAGACCGGAACCAATCAGCCATTCCAGCCCATGCGCTCGGCACCAGATGGTTTGCCTGAAGGCTACAAGCGCCCGTGGAATGGATGGTTTGAGTGGAAGAACAATTCCATCTATTTGCCCGGTTCGACCTATTCGATGGACTTCGAGGTAGAGTACGCGGCCTTCGATGCCGACTTTCAGGTTAACGGCTCGAACCAGATCATCAATCCCACCACTACTTATGTGCCGATTGTGCGCTCGCAGTCGGCCCTGGCGAATTACCTATGCGCGGAGGTTGCGCTGGGGCGTGACGATGTGGACATGAACGCCTTTGTGCAGGCCGCGCAGGATGACGCCAAACTGATGATGAATAACTCGGATGTCAAATTGAAGCAGCGGCATCCCGTACAGCGGCAGGCCTATGCCGGTCGGCAGCGCGGTCTAGGTTGGGGAACACTTCGGTACTAGGAGGAATAATGGCAATCACGGTAGCGACAACTTCCAGCTACGCGCAGAACGATGTGACCTCGGCAACCCAGATTGTCCGTGGCACCCTCACGCTTTCCGGCAATTACGGGACAGGCTCAAGCCACGGCGACACCGTAAGTTTCGCCAGTCTCTACGGCATTCAGTCCCACTCGACGCCGCTTCGTGTATTTATCTACGAGCAGCCTCCGGCGGGAACAGCGCCAAGCTTCTATTCGGCTGTCTACCAGAAGGGAACGACTATCGCCAATGGCGCTGTCAACTTCTCGCTGGCAGGCACCGAGTACACGCAGGGAAGCGCCTATGCGGGCGCAATCTCTACGGCGACATGGGTATTTGAAGCAGTCTTCTCGACGTTTGTGTAAGGTGACCGATGGCGTTCAACACGTCGGGGGCAGTTCCGGCACCGCTCAGTGTGTTCGGCTCATGGGTGACCGAGATGGACCCTGTGAGCCTGCCGGAAGGCGTCTCTCCCGACAACCAAGATGTTTCCTACCTTCCCGGCAGCGTCTTCTCCCGTCCCGGAGCCGTCCGCTATTTCAGCACCCCATTCCCTGCGGGCGGTCCCAATAACGCTGTTCCCACACTGGTATACGGCAAATCCTTTGTCACGCCTGTCGGGACGATCTATAACCTCTACTTCGATTCGAACGGGGTGATGTGGTACGAGAACGTCAACCTGACGCCCCGCACCTATACGCAGTTGTTTCAGTCCACTCCTGGGAGTTTCTGCAAATCGATTACCGCCTTCGGGAGCGAATGGTTCGCCATCTCCGACGGTTTACACGGATCGGATATTGCCTATGTGTGGGACGGCACCAACCTAGACCGCGTGACCCAGGATGGCCCCGGCCAGCCACCTTCAATTACCTCGATTGCCCTGCCCTCGGTCGCGATGGTGGCGGCAGGAACGACCTCGACGCCGGTTACCAGCGTGATTCCTAATAATGCCACGGTGATCGGGCATCCGCCCTATTCCTACACCATCTACCTCGGACTCTTGGCGACCGTCACCAGCACTGCCGGAATCTCGACCGGGCAGAGCGTGACGATTGCCGGTAATACGCTGTGGAACGGGACGTTTGGCGTTGAAGCAGTGCTCGGGCCTACGCAGGTGCAGTTGTGGTATTCGACTACCACCAGCACCACAGGAACCGGCGGCACCATGACTATCGGCACCGCTACCACACTGGTGCGGAACAATAACGCCGTCACCGTATCTACCGCTTCCGCGCATAATCTCCAGGTCGGCTATCAGGTACAGATTTCAAAGATGCCGACGACGCTTGCCGCAACCGCTACCGCCATCACCATCAAAAATGAGGACATTCCCGGACAGGCACTGGTTACGACCTCGGCGGCTCACGGACTCTCTCCGGGGCTTGATGTGACGATTCTCGGCGTCAATCCTGCCAACGTCGGAACCATCACCACGGCGTCATGTTCGTCTGGAATCGTGACTCTTACGACTTCGGCGGCTCATGGTCTGGTGCCGGGTGCGCAGGTCCAGATTTCCGGTGTGACTACCACGACAGGAAGCACGGCCTTCAGCTTCAATGGCACGTTTACGGTGGCGCAGACCCCATCTCCGGTCGAACTGGTCTATGCGCAGGCTCTGGGCTCGGCTGATCCCGACGTGATTGCGGGAACCGGAGGCACGGTATCGATTACGTGGCCGGTCCCGGACGATACACCGACTCCCACCTATTTCACGGTGTTGTCGGCTCCGTCCGCAACGACCTTCTACATTCAGGTCACCTACACCAACGGCACATGGTCTACCGGCAGCATCTACTTCGGCTGGGACGGCATTTTCTACGTTACCCAGATACTGTCGTCAACGTCATTCGTCTACCAGCAGTACGGGCCAAACGCCACCACCTCGAATGTCGGAACGGTGACGCCTTATGGCCAGTGCGCTCCGGGGATTCACCTGTGCCAGATTCTGTGGCAGACACGGCAGGGATTGGTAACCGCTCCCAGTCCGCCCATCAGGTTCGAGGCCAATGGCGGACAGTATCTGTCGATCACCAGCATCCCGCTTGCGCCAACTAACGTGGTCGAGGTCATTCTGGCCTTTACCGGAGCGCAGCCCAATGTACAAGGGGAACTGCCTCCGTTCTTCTATATCCCTGTCCCGGCACAGGTTGAAGGACTGACCGTCTCTACGTCCACCACCGTCACCAACGGCATCACTTCGGCGCTGCTCGACTTTTCCGACAACACTCTATTCGCAGCCATCGGAATCAGCATTACGGGCAACCAGCCCGTCAATCAGATTGTTTTGGATGGAGCGCTAGGATTCGCCTACTCGGATTCCCGTCTCATTACCTGGGGGCAGCGCAATGCTGTACAGAACCTTCTTGGAATGCATTTCGGCGGCGGGAATTTATCAGGTATAGATCAGCCGCTGGGCTGGACGGTTCCCAGCACCTCCGTTGGGGGTACGTACAGCCCTTCGAACTGGGGCGGGGCATGGGCGGTCTCGGCTAGCGCTCTCGATACGCTCGGAACGTCAGGGAATCTCTATCAAGGGGCATTTGAAGATGCGTATGGGGTTCCCATCTGCGAACCGAAGACGCTCTACAAGATCCGCGCCCAGATCGGCGGCGTGATCGGAACATTGGCGAATCTCACGCTGGTGTTTTACCTGAGCAGCGCATCAGCCAGCTTCACCTATACGGCTTCGATTGCGGGATCGTCTCTCACGACATGGCAGGCAGATCACTTTGGATACTTTGAGGCAACATTCTCGAACCGCCTTCCCGCCCAGATTCCGAATGATTTGGTATTCGGCTTCTACGCGGTATCGAGTTCGGGAATCATTACCTTCCAGACTTCCGAATGGAGCCTGATCGATTCCGAAAACCCTTATCTCGATACCGACGCCTATCTGAGCTATGTCAATAACCCCATGGCGTTTGACGGAGAGACTGGAAACCTCCAGCCTACTGAAGACTCGCGCAAGGTGATGGACTTCAGTGTTCTACGTGGAACACTCTATCTTCATACCCAAGACCCCTCAGGCAAGATCCATGAAGTACTGCCCAACCCAACCTCTGAACCGATTGGATGGGAAGTCAAAGAGATCGCTGCCAACTGCGGGGTTCTTTCCGCTTTCTGCGTTACCCACTCGCAGGCCGACGATCAGAGCGCATCGGGAGGCGAGGACTGGACTGCGTGGGCGTCTGAAGGCGGGGCCATGGTCTTTGACGGCTCTGAGCCGAAGAAAGTTTCGCAGGAGATCCAGCCTAACTGGAATGAGCCGTTTTCCTCGAATTTGCTGGCCCAGATCAACATGGGCTTTGCTACCGCGATTACGACGCTTAACGATCCGGTGGAGCGGGTCATCTATTTCTTCCTACCTGTGGGAACCGTGGAGACACGTTTTGGCCCGACCTTCGCCAGTGCTCCGACCCTGATCTATCCCCTGAGCTACCGCGAACTCAACGGCGCGTATGCCATCGCCAATTCCCCGCCCTTCCATCCTTCTCTTTCAGGCCGTCTGATTGCCACCGACAATACCCGCAAGTGGACGCGCTGGAACCTTGCCATGAACGGCGCGGCGAGAATGTATGTGTCGTTGAGCGGGAAACTTCAGACCATATTCTTTGGCGGCAACGGGCTGGCTCCCGGCATATCGAGCGGCTTCGGCAATACCTATACCCTCGATCCGACGAAACTGACGGACGACGACTACGGCCAGATCAATCCCTACTACGTTACCTGCTTCTTTTTGGATGCCGAGAAAGCGCAGGCTCTTGGGTTGTTCTCAGTGCGGATTCTCTTGGCTTACATCAACTGCTACATCACCGGCACCGGCAATGTGACGTACTCCTATCTCGTCAACCGTCTGGGGAATGTATGGCCGCTGAACACAGTCAGAACGCTGTCTTCGACGGCGAACTTCGATCAGGAGATGGCGGGAGGATCTGCCATGGGAAACCGCATTGCCATCAAGATCGCCTCTTCGCCCGCCACGGGAACCGATAACGGCTTCAACCTCCAGCGCATTCAGCCATGGTGGAAGAAGGCCAAACTTGCTCTGAGAGGCGCGGCCCAGTGAGTGATATCCGCAATCTCGATCTGCTGCGCAAGGTATCGCTGCCGGAGTTTCCTGACTTTGGAGCGCGGCTCTATGAAGCGTTGTCCGACATGGTGACCAACCAGAACACCATGGCCCAGCAAGGCAACTTCAATCTCAAGGGCTCTCCAACGCCTCCGCCGCCGATTCAGAAATTTACGGTTCAGCCTCATGAGAACGGCGTGGAGTTTGCCATCGACCATACCGGGCCACTTTACAGGGGATGCGAGTATTTCGTTGATTATGCGGACAATGCGGCTTTTCGGGGAGCGCGTACCGAACACGTGGGGGAGAACAGGAATGGGGTCATTCCGGTCGGTACGCGCCCATTTTTCTATCAGGTCAGAGCCAAGTATGCGAACTCGGATTCCACCGTCCCGGTAGCCCATGGAGGCTCGACGCCGCTCCGGGTTCGTGGCGGTTCGAACTCGGCTGCGCTGCTTCCCGCGAAAGGCTGCGGCACTGCGCCGGCGGGCCAGCCTCCCCATCTTCAGCCGCCGTATGTCGGCAACGTTCCTCCCACCCGGAGCGCGAAATGAAGGTACGGAAATACACTCCGAAGGACAGAAAGGCGCTCAAGGCGATTCACAAGCGGGCTGGGTATGGATTCACGTTTCCGAAGAATCTCAAGAGCTATTACGTAGTCGAGGACGGGACAGGCGAGGTCATCATGGCGGCAGGCGCGGCCCTGATTCCTGAGATTACGCTGATCTGCGCACCCGGCGGGGATACGCACCCGCTGTTGAAACTGAAAGGGATTGCATTGCTTCACGAGGAATTACGGGGTACACTCACACGCAAGGGATTCCATGAAGCTATAGCGTCTGTTCCGCCGTCACTTGTAGCGTATCAGCGCCACCTACAGCGCCATTTTGGATGGCGCGAGTCCTGGAAAGCATTCAGGATTCGCGATGACTGGGAGGGTGGTTAAATGGCATCAGGGACGGGAGTTAAGAAGGACGCTTTCAAGAATTACGGAATCGGCCAGAATCTCTCCAATCAGCTAACCGCGCAAGCCTCGAATATCTACGGCGGTCTCGAACCCACCTTACAAGCCGAAGCCGCTCATCCCATGGGCTTCACTCCGCAGGCCAAGGCCGTCATCAATACGGCTGGCCAGCAGTCTGCCGGTGGCTCTACTGCTGGTGCGGTAGGGCAGGGACGACTGTATGCCACGCGGACCAAGAATGCTGGCGGAGCCAAGGCTGCTATCGGGCAGGGGGTGCGCTCGGCTGGAGAGAACCTGTCGAATGCGGCGGTCGGCACTGAAGTTAAGAATGCCGCTCTCCAGAACCAGCAGCAGCAGGCTGGCCTGCATGGATTGCAGGGACTCTACGGCACCGAACTTGGCGAAGGCGAGAATGCGTTGGGTCTCTCGAATCAGGCACTCAATATCGCCAGCAACGCCCAGCCTTCCTTCTGGCAGCAGCTTGCTTCGAATGCCGCCAACGCAACCCTTGGCGTAGGGGCCAAGGCCGTTACTTCAGCACCATGGTTCGCATGATATGGGAGCACTCGTTGGAGCACTCACTAATCCGGTAGTCGATGAGTTGAACTCGTTATCTCCGCACGCCAAACAAGCGCTGATGCAGTTCCATCAGGCGTCTCAGACTCCGCCCACGATGGCACCCCCTCCGCCATCGATGCAAGCGCCTTCTGCCGCCCCTGCAGTGCCAGGAATGAGTACCGCGCAGCCCAAGGTGACCAATCCGCCCCAGCCTCGCGGAACGCTCGCCGGGGATCAGCAGGCATTGCAGCAGGAAGCAGCGAAGAAACCGGCGCTTGAATCGGTGTACTCGAAGATTCATGAATCAGGCTTTGGGCAGGCTCATCCGGTAGCGGGACGGGTGCTGGGCGCTCTGGCCCAGATTCCCGCAACTGCGGCTGACATCGGTCTGAGCGCTGCGGCTCCGCGAATCGGCGCACTGGTGCCGGGATCTACCGTACAGCATGGTTTGAGGATGGGAGCGCTCCAGGGTGCCGTTAAAGGCGAGACAGAGAATCAGCAGAAACAGGCACAGGGGGCGCTTGAAACCGCACAGGCTGCGGCGGTTCCTTCGGAGGTAGAGCTTCGCAAGGCTCAGACAGGGGAAGCGAATGCTCGCGCCGAAGCGCTCGAAAATCCCAAGGATTCATGGCAGCATATCGAAACCGATCAGGGAATATTCGCGCTGAATCCGCGTACCCATGAATTGCTGCCTCTCACATTCCAAGGGCAACCATTGCAGCCTCACGAAAAGGCTGCAGCGGAAAAGGGAGCGGAGCACGTCAGTCTGATGGATGCCAAGGGCAAGCCCTACGCTGCGACCTTTGATCCCAATACCAAGCAATACTTCGATGCGACCGGCAAGCAGATAACGAACCCCATTCCCTATGAGAAGGCTCCCACGGTCAACGTGAATGCCGGTCTCAACGAGGCAGACAAGGTTGCCGCCCGTCTCGCGAAGCCATTCGAAACCTCGGTCACTCAGGGCAATAACCAACTCGACAAGATGGATGAGGCGATGGAGTTGGTGAAGGGCAATGCCGAAGCTCAGGCTCTCGGTATTCCTAAGACGCTGACTGCTCTCGTGTCCGGTCAGGGCACAGGCGTCCGTATCACCATGCCGGAGTTGCAGTTGATTGCCAGAGCCCGTGGCGTGCAGGGTGATTTTGAGGGATTCGTCCGCAAGATAGAGGGTCAGGGCTCGCTAACCAAGACCCAGCAGCAACAGCTGGTTGGAATCATTCAGGATGCCAAGACGCGCCTACAGGAGAAGCTGAACATCAGCAACGAGGCACTGGACAAGATCAACGGCGCAACCGACCGGGGCGAAGTCATCAGGGCGGAGCAGGAAGCGCGGCAAAAGCTGACGCAACTTGAACGCACCGGGCATTATGTTGGCCAGACGGTCACATTGAAGGATGGTTCGCAAAAGGTCATCAGCGCAATCCACCCGGACGGGAGCTTTGATGCCAACTAAGGGCAAATTCACCGACGCTGATCTGGCTTCTGCTCCTGGCGCTCTACCGACTACGGATACGCAGGAACCGTCTCTGCTTCAGAAGGCGGGCAACGCGGCACTCGACACGTTTACGGGCGTCGGCAAGGGGTTCGCCTCGACAGCCAACAATATCGGTAAGATGATGTTTCCCGACGCGGCTGCGCGGGCTCTGCACATGCCTGTGCCAACTGAAGAGCAGCAGCAATCCTATTTCAAGCCCAAGAACACAGCCGAGAGTATCGGCAAGGGAGCCGAACAGGTTGGGGAATTCTTCCTTCCCGGCGGTGCAGAGGAAGGCGTGGCGGAAAAGGTGGGCAATATCGGTCGCCTCACACCCCTGATCAAGCCAGCCGTGCGGTCGCTGATGGCGGAGGAAGTCAATCAGGCACAGGGCGGCACTCCGGGTGTTGGCGCGGCGGGCGGTGCGGCTGGAGAAGCAGTGGGGGCAGGGATGCGGGCGGCTGCACCCAAGTTGGCTGAATCGGCGCTGCACATCGGAGCACCGCAAAGAGGATTCGGGAAGACGCCGGGGCGGGCGGCGCTTGATCTGACCAGCGGCGTACGGCCTGAGTCGGTTCTTTCAAGTGGACGCGAGAGCATGGGTGGGTTGATGAACGATCTCGAAAGCCATGTGAATGAGGCCAGCGTCCGTCCTGCTCCGCGCATTGCCGGATTCCTCCAGCCGCCGAGAGAAGAGATTCCGCTCCATGCGGCTCCGCCTCCTCGTAATCCACAGATGCGTCCCATGGCATTTAATGCCGAAGTCAAGCCGGAAGAGCCGATGGAGCCTCGTTCAGGGAATCCGATGGCCCCGATTTCCGAATACCCTGGCGTCAATCCGCACTATCTCAGCGGCTCAGAGCACCCGGAACTATCGGGCAGGGTTACGCCGCTTCAGAAGCCTCAACAGGTCACTACGAGGATGGGAACGCTGCTGCGCCGCCCTGAGATGAGTGCATCCATCCCTCCCACGACAGAAGCCAATCCTAATGCTTCACTTCGCCCTGCCCGCAACGTGATCGCCGGTGCGATGGGCAAAGCGGCTAATGAGGAAGCCGGAACGCTTCATGGACAGCTTGGGGAGATGAGCGATTTCTTGCATCGTGGCCGCGTCTCCGGGGAACCGATTCCCGAAAACGTGACGCCGCGACGGTTGCTTGATTTGAAGCGCGGATTCAGCGATGAGCATTTGAACTGGAATCCGAACATTCACGAGGAAGCAACTCGCGCTGGGCGTGGGGCTTATGGAGCGCTTGACCGAGAACTTGACAGGCTGGTTCCTTCTGCTGCTCACACAAATCAGAAGATTTCAAGCCTGATCGAAGTTCTGCGCAACGCTGACCGCGAAAGCCGCATGGCACCTACAGGCCAAAGGATACTAGGCCGCTTCGGTGCTCACACTGGCGCTCTCACTCTTGGCGGAATTGGAGCCGCCGGAGGATACCGCGAGGGCGGCGTTCCCGGCGCGATTGCTGGCGGGGTAACGGGCGTGTTGGCTCCTGAACTGATCGCTTCCCCGGAAGGCCAGATGGGGCTGGCTCGCGGATTCAACAAGGCTCAGGGATTGCGTCCTCTGGTTGCTCCGGCGCTGCAACTGAATAGAAAGCGAGATGAGGAAGAGCAATGATCCTTCTTGCACTGGCGCTGGTATTGCTTCGCGTTCTCTATTCGCTGGCCGAAATATATTTCGAGCATGACTGGCCCCGACGCACATGGCGCGGTCTCGCTATCGCCATTGCGCTTCTCTTTCTTTGCGGGTCAGCCTTCGGGCAGACCGTGGTGCGCTGGGATCTCGGAGCCTATACCACCAATAACGCTTCTCCCCAGCCGGGACAGATGGTGCCGGTACTCGCTCTGCCGTTCTCGACGGTGCAAATCTGCGCCACATGGACCACCGGTGTAGCAGCGTGCAATACGCTGGCCACGACCTATACCGACTCCACCGGCGGGACTCCATGCTCGACTGACACGCAACTGACGCCTGCCTTGGGAGGAGCCTGCACCAATCAGGTAGACAGCGCGGGAAGCATGGGAGTGTGGATCGATGCTGGTGCGTATGCCTATGTGCTGACGACCAGTTACGGCGTCTTCGGGCCGTATCCATTCGAGGTAGGGGCGGGAGGCGACATCGGCAACTGGACATCGATCAGCGCCGGTAGTGTCAATGGCGTCTATAACCCTGCCCAGTGTGCGGGACCGTCCGCTCCATCGTGGTGTTCGGGTTCCGACATGGGCGCATGGGTGAATGCAGCAGTTCAGGCGCTGCCCTCTACCGGCGGCGCGATCTTCATTCCGCAATCCGTGTCCGGGTGCTATTCGTACCACACGCAGATCGTGATTGACCGCCCAATACATCTGAGCGGCAGCAATTCCGGCTTCAGCGGGGCGGGAACCTGTTTGCAGTGGACAGGAGGCGCATCTGCGGCAATCGCCGTAAACGGAGTCGGTACGAACGGCGCATCCAGCCATTCAATATTGGAGAACTTCTCGCTGACAAACACGGGAACCGGCACAGTAGGCATCGACATCTACAACGGCCAGTACAATATCGTACTTCGCCATATTGTCATGGAATCACCGTTCTCGGTGGCGGGTGTGCGCCTTGGAGCGAGCGGGTCGGTGGTCATCGATACAACCCTTGAAGATGTTCGCATTGCATATCAGGTAATCGGGCTGGACGCGATCAGCGCGAATACGATTGAATGCAATGACTGCCACATCTATAACTCTTCGACCACCAACGTCCAACTTGGCGCAGTGGGTCTTGGGAGCGTCAATGTAGCCAAGTTTCAGGGAGGTAACGTCGAGCAGGATCAGGGCTCCGGGCCTAGTTTCCTCATCAATAGCGCCCAGTCCATATTCCTGACCGATGTCTATACGGAACTGAATAGCACTGGGTCCACAATTATTTCTGTTCCAAACACTGCGAACAAGGCGCGAAATATCGCGTGGACCGGAGGCTACGTCAACATGAACGGGGCCACCAATGCTTCGGTGATGAATACGGCAAACTCGGACACCATGGCTTCATTTTCCAATATGTACATCACCGGGGTTGGTTCAGGCTCGGCGTTTTTCTCAAACACAGCATTCAGTTACCTGACGGTTCACGACATCTATTCCGACAACCTCAACCAGATTTCCAATACGAGCAGTGCCGGGATTGAGATATACAACTTTGTCTCCGGGGTTACCAGCACGTATATGAACGGCTCCAGTCTGCTCGGCTGGAAGAATAACGCCGGGACGGGATGGGACCAGATAGGCCGCGATTCCAGTGACTATATGACCTGGACCGGGGCAGGCGCGGCATTGAGTGCGCTGAAACTGGGAGCCAGCCAAGCCCTGACTGGCGTTCATGGCAACGCTGCTAATGTTCAGGCCAGCGATAACACAGGAACCAGCGGCAACTTCAGCGTCTTCGATGGCAATGGCAACGTGACCAACGGCCCCGCTCCCCATGGCAATGCCGCCTATGCGCAGATGAGCGACAACACCGGCACCCAGAACCATGCACCTGTCTATGACGCGAATGCCAATCTGACCAATTCGGGGCTGATCGTGCAGTCTGGTTCCTACAATGGCTCACAGGCTGGCCTGAACATCTTTACTGCCTTGCCGACCTGCAATGCGGGTACAGAAGGATTGATCGTTAACCTTACCGATTCCAACACCGGGACATGGGGAGCGACGATCACTGCGGGTAGCAGCACTTATCACGTTCGAGCCTACTGTAATGGGACGAACTGGGTGGTGGACTAGATGAGACGCCTTGCTCTGCTTCTGTTATCTTCCGCCGTCCTGAGCGCCCAGACCACCGTGGTGCGCTGGGACTGGCCTGTCTATACCACCAACGTCCGCTATCCCGCACCCGGCCAGATGCCGCCCGTTATTGCCATTCCCTTTTCCACTGTGCAGATATGCGCCACATGGACGGTAGGAGTCAAGGCCTGTACCACGCTTGCGACCACCTATAGCAATTCAACAGGCTCGGTAGCATGTTCGACCTCGAAGCAGCTGACTCCGGCGCTTGGAGGCACCTGCACGAATCAGGCAGAGCCATCCGGCAACATGGGCGCATGGATACCGCCCGGAACCTACGCCTATGTGGTTACCGGGCCTTACGGTCCTGCGGGGCCGTTTCCGTTCCAGGTCGGAAATGGAGGCGGCGGTGCGGTCGGAGCAGGAACCACCAATCAGGTTGCCATCTATCCTTCGGATGGCAGCAGCGTCCTTGGGTCGAGTTCGATCAATCTGAGCGTCAACACGCAAATCAACGTGATGGCTCCGCCCTACAAAGCTAAAGGCGATTGCTCAACCGATGACCACGACGCGATTGCTGCGGCACAGACTGCTGCGCTGGCTCTGGCTTCCGGCAGGACCACGGCGGCAGTGCTCTATTTTCCCAAGCCTCCGGGAGGGTGCTATCTGACTTCAGCCGTCACATGGTACGGCGTTCCGA